AGGGCAAGTATATACAGATGTTAAGCTAGTATTAGCCAAAGCTGAAGCAGCATTTACAATTCTTACAGCCATATACTAGCCCTTTTTATTAAAAGCATAAAATACTTGCTCACCTATTAATTAAAATGTAAGTGAGCAAGTATTTATGCAATATTAACTTACGATACAGCAGCACTAAATGGAGTAGCTTCCGTACCCGAAGCATTAAGTAGTCCACTAACCGTATATTGGTCCGTAGCAATATCCGTTAATAGGAGATAATCCCCAATTTGTACACCACCCTGCGTAGTACCATTAAGAGTAATAGTATCTGTAGCAGCAACGGTAGGCCAAGAGATAAGAGAGGCCGTTCCGCCAGCAGCGGTATCATTCGTAACAACTACCGAGCCATCAATCGTATCATTACCAGTAACCTGAATTACATAGTTAGAAGTATTTACAACAGATACAATAAACTTAAATTCTGCACCACTACCAGTAGCTGCCGGTAGTGTAAAAGTTGCAGCAGCGTTACCTCCAACTTCTCCCATCAACAGAATACGTCCTGCATGATTAGCATTAGTAATTGCTCCTGTTGCAACAAGAGTAACCATATCTCGTATAAGTGATCCGCCTAACGTGGTAGTACCTGCAGTGACGGTAACTCCGCCTGCAGTAACCGTTAAACCACCTGAAGTTACCGTCATGCCATCTTCAACAAAAACATCTTCAGGGACACGAGATACTCCTTGTGTCATTTGAAAACTAGCCATTTTATATATTCCTTTCTTTAGCTAAGTTATGATACAGTAGCACTAAACATCGTGGCGATATTAGAACCAGCGGCACAGGTCACCATACCGCTTACTGCATATTGATTAGATGCTATATCAATAAGTTCAACATAATCACCTATCGCACCCCCACCAGTAGTCGTACCATTTAACGTAATGGTATCTGAAGTAGCAGCAGTTACAAATGAAGTAGCTGCCGTTCCATCAGCATCAGTAATAATAATCTGACCGTCTATAGTGTCTGTTGCATCTGCTACGTTAATTAGATAATTAGAAGTATTTACTACAGATACAACAAATTTAAATACGCTCCCCGTGCCTGTTGCAGCAGGAAGCGTAAAAGTTGCAGCGGCATTACCGCCGACTTCTCCCATAAGGAGTGTTCTACCTACATGATCTGCCGTAGTTATAACGGTAGTTGCAGTTAGAGTTATAATATCGATAGAATGTCTATCGACATTTTGATCTATAAGACCCTGTAATATAGACATATAATTTCTCCTTACGACAACACTAGTCGCATTGTTACATCCGTACCGCCTACTCGTTGGTAATTCAAGTATTGAGCATCGCCTGCTTGTTTAGGTACAGTAAGTGAATGTAAGCCAGAGGCTAGTTTAATATCGTTAGCCGCACTAATAGCAGCAGTACTAGAAGCGCCAAAGTTAACATAAATTTCACCATTTAAATGAACCGTTGCCAAATTATAGTTTGTAACATTTGTTCCTGCTGCAGTTGAGGCAACGGTTACAGCCGACTGCACATCCCAGAACATGTTATTTCCTTGAGGTACTTGCGTCATTAATCTTCTCCTATATTAAAAAGTTGCCGAAGAGGCATAAACAGAATTGCTTGATCTGGGAATGTAAGTAGATCGTATGTAATCATATCTGTTAATAAGTAGAGTTTGCATATGTTTTATGCCCTCGTTAAACAAGGTAAAGCTATGTTCATATAAGGGTACTTCACTTCTATATAAGTAAGTATAAGCAATAGCACCATCTGTAATAACATGGCCGAATCTATCTGGAATTGAGGTCGTATCATCCTGAGCAGAGAGGTCTACACTAGGGTGTGTATAGTAATCAAAGGATAGTGTATATGCTTTATCGGGAAAAGGATATAGACCATATGTATTATCTGGATGCCGAAACACATGCGTAGGTATTCCTCCTGCATCAATTTGAGCTACAGTAGCTGCACTTAAATGACTGGCAGCAGTTGTACTTTCTGCCGCTCTTGTAGCTCCAGTAAATGTTGTAGAAGTTGTTCCTGTGTAAGTAATACTTTCAGAATCAATAATTATAGTTCCTGTAGAATCAAAAGAAGAAGTACTAGATACGGGGATTGTTGTATCATCATCGTCAATAGCACTAGTTAATGTGGTAGTTACTGTATCATCTTCTTGTTTAATGAAGAAATCTATGTATTCTTTGTAATCTAAGTTTGCTAGATGACGAGCAGCATTACCAAAAGTTTCACTTTTTCTAATTCTAAAAGTAGAGTAATCTACATGTTTTGTATTTGTAGGTAATGCAAATTTTACTACCCCTGCCGTAAGTGTTTGACTAGCTTCAGCAGCGTTAAAAGGCCAACCAAATTCTCGTTGATTAATATAGCGAATAGATTGATTAACTGCATTCTTTACTTGTACTTGAATACCACGAGCAGCACTAAAATTGGCAGCAGTAAGTTGCACTTCATTAAGTTTAGCTAACGCATCGTTAGTATATGATAGAAATGTATTTGTCATCTATTTTATTTACTTCCTTACAAGCTTTATAGAAGAATCGTGTGCATTAGAAAATGACATGCCATGCTGCATCATTACTTTCATAGCCTTGATATGTTTTTGTGAATGACCCGCTACAGTTTTACCTTGATTGTTTTCATGTGGTTTAGCATGTAGCTTTAACATTTCATTTTGACGGGCTGAAAGTTTTTTCATACTTTGCATGTCCTTATTTTATATAGAATAGTGAGAGGGACTTTTATTGCCCCTCTCACCATATCCTAACTACGCAAGCTGATCACGAACAACTTCATCGGCGTTATCCGCAACACCAGTTAGATCGCAACAAATTGCATATACACGAAGTATACCCACTGAAACATCAGACGAAGCCGCAATAACATTTACGTCAATCGTATCTGTTGCACTTTGAAAATGCGTATACGTAGTTGCTGTAGGTTCATTAGCACCACCGGCTGTACCGGAAGCTAAAAAACCAGTAGAACTTACATCGCCACCATCAACAATGTCATCGCCTTCAGCGAAGTCAATATCAACAGTTGGAGACGAACCATCCCAAGCAGTAAGTACTTCTGCACCAGCAGCAATAACAACTGTACCAGCAGGAATTTCTAGTACTTGAAAAATATCACCATTTGAAACGGTGGAAAAAGTTCCCGCCGTTACAAGTTTAGCAATATCAAGAATAGTTTCCGCTAAATACGTTTTATTACGTGCAGAAGGTAGCACAGCAATAGAATTAGAATCTACGCCTGCCGTACTTTTAGCTGTCATATCAAAAGTAGCCATAGTGTATATCCCTCCCTATGCTATGTTATACTTGGCATTGACAATCGCTTCTGGTCGAAGAATTTTACGACCATAGAGATGCATACCACGAACGATATCCGCAAAACTGTCTGGATCACGATACGATTCTGTTTTCGTGATCTGACTTGCAGTAGCAATAGCAGAAGCATGACCCGCAACAATAATACCATAGTTAGTGTTCTGGTTAGCGGTACCACTTGTACCGGGACCAGTACCTACAGAAGGTAGATTGTTGGAAACATACACCCTAAAGCCATAAAGATTGTTTAGAACTAGACCATTGCGAACCGCACCAGACTCACCGTAGTCAGCATTCAAAAGACGTGAATCTTCATCTTGCAAAACTTCCATGAAGTGTGGAGACACAACAATCCAACGGCCATCCTTGTCCACAAACTGCGTGTCCAAAAGACGCCCCATCCTAGCTACAACTTGGTTTGGAGATACAGTTGCAGTTGGGAGAGCACTAGCACCCGGAAGACGGGGGGAAATTGGAATTGAATGCGTACCAGCAGAAGTCGTGGTAATGCTTCCAAAATCGCCCTTCTTTAGCTGTAGGGAAGATAGCAACTCATTAGAACCAGCAGTCGAAACAGCCTTGGTTCCAGACACCGTAGTATTAGCGGTACTGGCTACAGCACTGAGAGAAGCTTGAGCAAAACCTGAAAGGTAACCCAAAACTTCTTGATCATACTGATCTTTTAGGCGATAACCAGCCCGATCAGATGCCATCGACTGAAAATTCACATGCGAATGCGCCTCTTCAATGTCGTCTACCTTGAAAGCAAAGTAATTTGCCTTGTCTACGACAAGACTAAAATCTTCGTCATCAAGATCTTGTGGAGTAACCTGTGCACCACGGGCATATTCTTTGACCGTGATTTCAGGCTCTTTAATAATACGGACAGTATCACCGAAGTTAGCGATTTCACCAAAGTAATCATTATTGGTGATGTCCTCCGCGACAGACGATTTGCGAAAAGCAAGTTGTGTCTGTTTGGAATAAATTACAGGACTAAAATTACCATTAGGTAAATTATTATAGCCTGCGGCACGAGTAAAAGCCATTTTATCTCTCCTTTTTCTCGTAACCAGTAGGCAAGTAAGGCCCACCAGCATAACAGACGCTAACTTACAATTGTCTTATAGTGGCTATTCTTTTAGGGTGCACTGATTAGTATGTTTGGCCTAACATATTAACAATGGGCCTAGTATAAAATAGGTAAATCCTTAAGATAATAGTAGTTGCATATTTTAGTCTAACGTATGAGTAGTCCTACGCATCAGTAGAAGGTCATTTAAATATATGTATAGTTATATAAACTTATTCAATTTTGTCAAGGATTATCTTGCTGATCCTGAAACATCGTATATAAATTTATCTGATCGTATAGCTTCCATAATAGAGTCTTGGTGCTTTTCATATTCATCACTTGACATTTGTTGCACCTTAGACTCTCTAAGATAATCTGACGATTCATCAGACTGAGGTCGGCTTCGTTCAGTTTTTTCTGATACAGCAAAAGCAGCATCCTTATTACTTTTCTTTTTAGAAGCCTTAATACCCTTATCCGATTTGTATAAATCAATTGCTCTGGACGCAGCTAAGGAGTCTACATCATTTTCATACAAAGCATCTTGAATCCATTTAGGCTGCTCTTCAGCCCATTCATGAAATGCATCATCGTTACGGATGTCATCGAAATCAGGGTGTAGTTTCATTAGCTGTGCTTCCGCTTTACTACGCTCCGCATCTTCCTGCATTTCATCAATTTCTCGTATGCGCTCTTGCAGTCCCTGTGATTGTTCTTGGGCTTTCTTTATTGCAATTGTTTCAATAATACCTGCTACGTCTGGGTATTGTTGTGCCCAT